TTCACGCGAATCTCGACGCGAAGCCCAATCCCGTCTGGGAGTCGGCCCGCGTCTACGGCTCGGTCAAGAACCTCAAGAGCAAGGAGAGCGCCTACAAGTTCGGCGCGTGGTGCCTTGCCGCGATGGGTCACCAGAAGTCCGCGCAGTTCTGCAAGGACAACGGCCTCTCGCTCATCCGCACCAAGGGCCACAGCGAGGGCGTGAACAGCGCGGGCGGCTTCCTCGTCCCAGAGCAGTTCGACAACGAGCTGATCACCCTGCGCGAGCAGTACGGCGTCTTCCGCCGCAACGCGACGATCAAGCCGATGTCGAGCGACACGCTCCGCTTCAGCAAGCGCGCGTCGACCGTGAACGCGTACTTCGTCGGCGAGGCCGCGGCCATCACCGAGAGCCAGCAGGTCTTCGACTCGGTGCAGCTCACCGCGAAGAAGCTCGGCGTGCTCACGACCGTGTCGAACGAACTGAACGAGGATGCGGTCATCAACATCGGCGACGACATCGCAGGTGAGATCGCGTACGCGTTCAGCTTTAAGGAGGACGACTGCGGCTTCAACGGCGACGGCACGTCGACCTACGGCGGCATCGTCGGCCTCGCGAACGCGCTGACCGACGCCACCTATCAGGTGTCGGACGGTGGAGCGACGACCTATGCTGCCGTCACCGCTGTCGAACTCGCGGCGGGCCTCCGCAAGCTTCCCGCTTGGGCGGCGCAGCGGAACAACATCAAGGTCTACTGCTCCAAGAACGCGTTCCACGCGATCTTTGAGCGGCTCGCGTTGGGCGCTGGCGGCGTCACCGCCGCGGAGTTCGCGAACGGACTGACTGCTCCGCGCTGGTTCGGCTACCCGGTCGAGTTCGCGCAGGTCATCCCCGTCAGCGAGTCTGGCGGCGCGACCTTCGCGTACATCGGCGACCTCCGTCAGGCCGCGTACTTCGGCGACCGCCGGGCCAACTCGATCGCGTTCTCCGACTCGGCGCTCAACGCGTTCGAGCAGGACGAGATCGCGGTCCGCGGCACCGAGCGGTTCGACATCGTTTGCGCGAACGTGGGCGGCTCGACCGCCTCGGGCGCGATGGTCAAGATGACGCTCTGATAAACTGAATCCCCTGCTCCGGGGGTCGGTGGAGCGATCCGCCGACCCCCTCTGGCAGCCAACAGGAAGGAACCTCGACAATGCGACAGAACAGCAAGTTCGTCATCGGAGCCATCAGCGCGACCAACGCGTCCCAGCTCACGGCGACGATCGACACCCGTGGATTCGCCTTCGCGCGTCTCTACTGCATCGGAAACACCAGCGCTGGCGTCTCGACGGTCGCCACGAACAACGTGGTCCGCGAGAACGACGACAACAGCACCAACTGGACGAGCATCGCCGCGACGCAGGCTGGCACTGGCTTCACGCCCGTGACCACCACGCAGAGCACGGCGCTCGCCAAGATCGTGTACGACGTCGATCTTCGCGGCCGCAAGCGGTACTTGAACGTCCTGTTCACGCCGCACGCGACCACCGAGGCGATCATCATGGCGGAACTCAGCCTCCCCGCGGACGGCTGCACGACCGCGTCCGAGATCGGCGCTGCATTCGTCGCGCAGGTCTGACGCCAAGGCATTTCGCATCCGGCGGCCTTGCGCGCGCGATCGCGCAGGGCCGCTATTCTGCTGCTGCCGATACATACGGCAGGAGGCGAACCCATGAAGGATGCGAACGATATTCTGGCGATGGCCGTCAGTGGCGAGGAGGTCGCGGCGGCGCGGTCGGTGGATGGAGATGAGGCGCGTTTCGACGTGCCGAACTTCGACGCGGCGGTCAAGGCTTACGAGGATGGGACGGGGAGCGTCGAGGAAATCTGCCTCGCGCGCGGCAAGTACCGCTCCATTTGGAACCGCGAGAAGCTCGCGAAGGTCTTGAGCCTCGCCGGGTGGGAGATCGCGGGCGGCGTCAACGGGACGCGCTGGGAGGACGGCGACTGGCTGCGCGTCGTTGCGCGCCGCGTCAAGACTCCGATCCCCAAGTTACCGATGACCGAGGTTCAGGCGCTCATGTCCATGCCGCGCATCGCGTGGACCGACACGATGGGCGCGACGCACCTCGCGTGCGCCAAGCTCGGCATCGACTTCGTGAAGGGCGTTGGCGTGTTCTGGGGGCAGGTGCTCCAGCGCATGATGGAGCAGATTTGCGCCGACGACAAGCGCAAGTACATCCTGACGATCGACTACGACTCGATCTTCGACGCGGAGGACATCGTCCGTATGTGGCAGATCATGGAGCAGAATCCCGACGTGGACGCGCTGTTCCCGCTCCAGATCGGCCGCGACCGCGAGCACTGCCTTCTGTCGATGGTCGACGGCGACGGGAAGAGGATGACGCGGGTGGAGGCAACGGAGTTCCGCAGGCAGGTGATCCCATGCGAGACGGGGCACTTCGGCCTCACGTTCATCCGCACCGACGCGCTGCGACGGATGGCCAAGCCTTGGTTCCTTGGCGTCCCGAACGCGGAGGGTGGCTGGACGGGCGAGAAGACCGACGATGACATCTACTTCTGGAAGCGGTTCGCCGAGTCGGGCAATCGCCTGTGCGTCACGCCGCGCGTCCGCATCGGCCATCTTCAGTTGATCGTGACGTGGCCGGGCGAAGACCTGCGGACGATCCACCAGTACGTCACCAAGTACCAGGACGACGGGAGGCCAGCCGAATGCAAGAACTTCTGATCGTCCTCAAGAACTGCGCGGTGCCCGATCCGAGCGTCGGGCGGCGCGTGCTTCGCCCGGGCGCGGTGGTGAGCGCGACGGAGACGGTCGCGCAGATGCTCGTATCTCGCGGGCTGGCGATGCGCGCGGCCGAGCCTGCGCCGCTGTTCGTGGATTCCACCACGCCGAGCGTCAGGCCGAAGAAGAGGGGAAGGAGACACGATGGCGGTATCCGCGACGGCACACACGACGCTTCCTGACGCGAAGTCGTTCCTCGGCATCACGGGCGCGGCGTCGGACGCGATCCTCGAGCAGTGCATCGACCGCGCGAGCGCGTGGGTCGACCGCCACTGCGGCCGGACGTTCAAGGCTTCGCGCTACTACGAGTTCCGCGACGGCGGCGCGGACAGGATCGTTCTCAAGAACCCGCCAGTGCAGGCGGTCTACTTCTGCTCGGTGACCAAGGAAAGCGTTCTGTCCGTGTCCTCGACGGACGGGACGGACACGCTCGCAGCGGTGTCGGTCGCGAACGGGGAGCTCCAGTTGACGCGCAGGACGAGCGCGGGAGTCGAGACGCGCACGGCGCTCTCGCTCGACACCTACGACGCGATCACGGAACTGGCGGCGCAGGTCAGCCTCGTCGCGGGATTCGCAGGGTCGACCGTGAAGAACGCGCCGAGCCGCTATCTCGCGCGCGTGGCCGGGCGCGACGTCCGACAGGGCGCGTTCCTGCTCGACGGGTTCACCGACTTCTTCACGGACTACGGACTGGATGAGGAGAGCGGGATCGTCTACGGCCAGACGATGCGGTCGTACCGATCGGTGCTTGTCGACTACCGCGGCGGCTACGAGACGATCCCTGCCGACGTCGAGCAGGCGACGCTGATGGTGGTCGGGAAGTTCTTCCGCGACCGAACGCGGGACGCGAGCGTATCGAGCGAGTCGCTCGGCGGGTACTCGTACTCGCTTCGCGCTGGCGACGAGGTGGCGAAGGAGATCGAATCGCTGCTCGGACCCTACAAGAGGATTCGATGAGCATCGAGGCGCTGGTCAACCGATTCGGGCTGACGCTGTACCTGTACCGTCCGACGATCGGACTCGGTACGGACGGCCAGACGACGCGCACCTACGCGCGCCAGTCGGAGGTCCGCGCGTTCGTGCAGCCGGGCGCGCAGTCTTCCGACGTGTTCCAAGGCAGGATGAGCGGGCGCACGTCCTGCACGATCTACCTGTCGGGGCTGGTCGACGTCCGCATAGACGACGAACTGCGGGACGGCTTCACGGGGACGGTGCGGAACTGGCGCGTCACGGGTGCGTCGAACCCGGGCGAGACGTCGCCCGCGCAGTCCGCGTCGCACCTGACGATGACCGTCGTTGACGCGGTCGAGGTGGAGCCGGGGGTGACGCTGTGACCGACCCAGTCCGCATAGACGAGAAGAAGATCAGCGAGACGATGCGCCGCGGCGTCGCGAACGGGCTGCTCGGCGTGCAGCTCCAGTTGTCTCGCTTCCTGCGGTCGACGCTGTCGAAGCCGGGCACGGGCCGCCTGTACCGCGTCTCGCGCGGCAGCGCGCGCGGCCGCAACCTGCGCGCGCGCGGGTTCCATCGGGCCTCGTCGCCGGGCCAGCCGCCCGCCGTCAATACGGGACGGCTGCGGCAGTCGTGGGCGATCGCTGGCAACGCCGACCAGAAGTTCCGCGTGCGCGCACCGCTCGGCAAGAAGTCCGAGAGCACGACGCAGGAGTTCGCCGTCCTGACCTACGACATCGCGCCGAACAGGATGTGGTTCACCTACGGGTCGAACCTCAAGTACGCGCGCGCGCTTGAGTTCGGCAGCAGGCGGCGCGGCCTGTCGCAGCGCCCGTACGTCAGGCCAGCCGTGGCGGCGGTCGGCGCGCAGGCGCTTCGCATCGTCAAGCTGTGGGTGCAACGAACCTTCGCGGAGAAAGCCTGATGGCCAAGGCAATCATGGACGCGCTCAAGACGAGGCTGCACGCGACGACCGTGCTGGTCAACCGTCTCGGCGGCAGGATGTACCTCGACGAGGGGCCGTCGAACGCGGCGCTGCCGCTGATGGTCTACTCGGCCACCTCGACCGTGGTGACGCCGATGTTCGGCACGCTGAAGCGGTACGACATGACGGTCGAGTTCGTGATCGCGTACGCGAACGCGGGCACGACGGACATCTGGACGGTCGCCGCGGACATCGAGACGGCGCTCTCGACCACCATGAGCGCGACGGGCTTCGACCGCGTGTCCGCGGTCAAGACCGGGGGCGGCGTGCCGTCATTCGAGGACGACGCGTGGACGATGACAGAGACGTACAGGCTCACCGCCTTCGACACCTGATAGGAACACACCATGGCGATTGACACATTCGTGATCGGAAACGACGGCAACGTGACCATGCCAGCGAGCGGAAGCGTTTTCCGGGTGCGGTCGTTCGCGGCTAACCTTTCCCGGGTCGAGAGCGAGCTGACTGGCTTCTCCGACACTGGTCGCCGCAAGCGGCTCGGAATGCTCGACCTGACGGGTTCGCTGTCCGGCGTCCCCGCCGTCGACTCGACCGCGTCGACCACGACCGCGCTCACCTCGATGATCTGGATGAACACCGCGACGCAGGCGCTCACGCTCACGATCTTCGACTCGACGAACGACGCGCGCATCGCGGCCAACTGCATCTTCAACGGATTCGCGTTCAACGTCGACAAGACCGCGGACTCGACCGTCACCTGCAACTTCGCGAACGCGGACGGCGCTGCGCCTGTCGTGACCTGGCTCGTCTGAGCATGATCCCACATCTAGGACAGATCGCGAATGCCTTTGTCCCATCCGATTCGGACTGGATGGTGTCCATCACCTACTTGGACGGCCGCGTACGCACGCGGCGCATCACGCCGGGGACCGTCACGGAGGAGCAGGCGGTCGGCTACGCGCTGGCGGCCGAGCAAGCGCGCATGGCCGACGTCGATTCGTGGTCGATCCGCCGCGTGTCCGACAGGCGCGTCGTCGCGCCTGACGATTCCTTTGCCGAGTTTCTCAAGAGAAGGAGACAGGGATGATCCGTGTGGCCCCGTGGGTGGTGAACGCTGGTGATCGGTCCTTCACGCTTCGCCCGCTGACCGTGCGCGAGAGGATCGCGCTTTCGGAGCAGCTGACGGAGGACAAGGCCGCGGAAATCCTGCGCGACGCGAAGGCGGTGGGGATGCCGCACAGGGAGGCGATGCAGGTGGCGCAGGACGCGCGCGAGGCGGCGCGGCGCGCATCTTCGCTGGTCCTCCATTGCTTCAACCTGTCTGGTGCCGCGATGGTCCTCGCGGCGTGCTGCGACGACGCCGAGGCGTTCCTCGCAGCCGTCGAGATTTCCGAGGCGTCCATGCACGCGATCGCCGCGCTCGGAGTCGACGTCGACAGGTACAGGGAGGCCGCCGCGGCGGCAAACCCTCTGTAGGCGCGGCGCTTCCGGAAGCGCCGCGCGACTGGATGGCGCTGGCGCACCTGATCGCGCGCGCCGCGCCCGGACTCGGCAACCCGCTCGACCTGACCTGCGGCGAGTTCGAGGAGCACCTCCGTCTCGCTGCGAACGGCAGCGACGGAACCGCCGATAGACACGACTGGATGAGACGTCACGTCGAGAGGGCACGATGAACGCAGGAGAGATCAACATCGCGGTGACGGCGTCGATGGCGCAGTTCAACGCCACGATGACGGCTGTCAAGCAGAGCGCGGCCGCGACGGCGACCAGCACGGGCGAGTTATTGCGCAACAAGCTGCGCGACGAGTTCAGCGAGCAGAAGGCCGGAAAGATGCTCGGTAGCGTGCTTGGCCTCGGCATGGCCGACAACGTCATGCGGTCGATGTCCGCGGCAATCCGCGGGGACAAGACCCTCGGAGCGGCGGTCGAGGAACTCGTCCGAAACCTTCCTGTCATCGGAGCGGCATACGACCTCGGCAAGGCGATCGGAGAGAACCTCGCGGACGGAGCGTTCGGCACGATCAGCTCTTTGGAAGCGCGGATGCAGCGGGGGATCGACCTCGCATTCGCCTACGACCGCGAGCAGGAAGAGAAGGCGTTTGAGGAATCCGAGCGCAAGCGCAAGGCCGCAGCGGCCGCCGTGGCGAAGGAGGATCAGGCGCGGCTGAAGGCAAAGCAGGACGCGGAGTTTGAGATGATGGGCCAGCTCCGCAACCGCCAGATCAAGCGGGATCAGGAGGTCGCCGACTTCAACCTCAAGGTGCAGGTCGACGCCGCGCGCAAGGCTGGCAACGAGGAGGAGGCGCTCCGTCTGGAGATGGAGGACGCCGTCGCCAAGGCGCGCAGGGAACTCTACGAAGACCCCGCGATGCAGGCCGCGCTGTTCGGAAGCCTCGGACGCGAGGAGGAGGACGCGGCGCGCGCGACCATCGAAGACGCGGAGCAGGTCATCCGCCAGCAGTACGAGTACCGTCTGTATCTCCACAAGCAGAACATCGCCGAGGAGGAGAAGGACAGGCTCGCGATGGTCGAGAAGGAGAGCGCCGCGCGCATGGAGGCGGCCAAGATCGAGATCGCCGCGCTTGAGCAGGAGCGGCTCGCCGCGCAGACCGCAGGGATCGGAAGCGCGCAGACCGCGCTGGGAACGTTCAAGTTCGACGCGTACCCGGCGACGAAGAAGCTTGAGAACGACAACCGGCTGATCCGCGGCATAGAGCAGATTCGCGACTCGCTCCGCGACGGCATCGGAGGGTTCAACTGATGACGACGGCCATCGAACTACATGAGAGCAGGGGCGCGTCCGACAGCGCCGGCAAGGTAACGGCATCGCGTCGGTTCGCCATCTGGGACGAGGCCGCGGAACTAACGACTCCAGCGCAGGTGCGCGGCACGTTCGGAACGACCGCGGGATCGACGGTCATTCCGCAGGTCGGCGACCTGTTTCCAGACGAGACGGACATCTACTGCATTTCGTACTCGATCAAGCGACAGCCGCATTCGCGCGGGGTCTGGGAAGTCGACTTTTCGTACGAGAACACCGAGGTCGGTTCGCTTCAGCCGGCGCAACCAGGCTACGTCCAGTTCTCCTTTGACTGGGCTGCGGAGTTCCGCGACGTATGGCGCACCAGTCCCGGACTTGTGTTCCCGGAGGAGGGTGACGCGACCGGAGAATCGTTCTGCTTCGGAACATCAATCGACGTTGCTGGCGAACCGATGTCGGTTCTTCGGTACTTCACGACGCTGGAGTTGACCGAGACGGTCTTGATGAACACGCTCGACGCGCGAATCAACCTCATCATGCTTGCGCGCGGAACGCGAAACAGCGTCGTCTTTCGCAACGGAGCTGTCGGAAGCGTGCTCTACAAGGGAGCGAAGGCGAGCAGGATCGGAATCGACAAGGTTCAGATAACGCATTCCTTTGCGCAAGACAACTGGTATCACCTGATCCAGTATGCGTCAGTCGGACCAGACGGGCGCGTGATCCTCGACGGAGCGATTCCGTTCCAGAAGGCGGCTAGCGTGTTCTGGAAGCAGCCGTTTCCAACGCAGGCCGACTTCAACCAACTGAGCGAGAACTTCTGACATGGCAAACGAAATCACGGTCAACGTCAGGATGTCCGTCGACAACGGATTCCTCAAGCAGCGCATGGACCCTGGACAGCAGTTCGCCGACATGACGGGTTCCACGGCCGCAGGTGGTGCGCAGGACATCGGCACGTCTGGCGAGGCCATCGCCATAGGCGATGTCGCGACCGCCGGCTACGCGTTCTTCCGGAACTGCGGCCCTACGAACTTCGTTGAACTCGGGACGGGCACGACGACGTTCGTCTCGTTCGTGAAGCTGAAGGCTGGCGAATCCGCCGTCCTTCGTCTCGGCACCAACGCGCCGACCGCGCGCGCAAACGCAGCGTCCGTGCGTCTCCAGTACTTGATCCTGAGCGACTGACATGGCGAACTTCCCGCGATTCACCAAAGGAAGCATTGGAAATCTCCAGTGGTTCCACATGAACGGCGTGTTCGACGCGATCGAACGCGGTGGGGTTCCGATGAGAAGGTACACCGAGCCGCGAGAATCGCAGTTCGTGTACGCGATCCTCACGGGCACACAGGTCGTCACGACCGGGCAGACGACGCAGCGTCGGTATGCGTGGAAGGAAATACGCCTGCGCTCGGACGGAACCTCGCAAGTCGATCCACCGGACAGCGTGAGGACAAGTGGGACGCAGAATGCGCCGTTCACGGTTCCAGCAATCGCGATCGGTCCTGCCGACTATCAGGTCGGCGCGCATGTGCTTCTACGGCTTGAGTCCTTCGTCGACGTCGGACGCTGCGCTCTGATTATCTCCAACGTCGGCGCGAAGACGGGGATGTTCCGAATCACCGGAAGCCAGCCGCTAGTCGGCGGGCGATGGAAGTACACGGGACTTCCGATGGGCGTCGAACTGGATTCGTGGGTGCAGCGCGACACCGAGCCGTACACGCTCTACAACGGCTGCGAGAACCCGACTGACGCGGGCAACGTCATCGGCGTCGGAACCGTCAAGCCAAACAACGCGACGGCCGTGCGCCAGCCGATCAGGAATGAAACCATCGTCCACGCGACGTATGTCGACTTTGCGTGGACATTCTCTGTCCCGAACGGATACTCTTTCGCGTGCGCATGACATGAGCAACCTCACCGCCTTCAACCCACTCGACTATCGCTCGTATCCGTCGCGCAAGCTCACGGCGCAGTTCGCGAAGGCGACCGCGCATCAGATCTACGAGTGTCCGAGCGACAGGACGGCGACGGTGGAATCGATGTGGATCGTGAACACGCACAGCGGAAACGAGGCAGTCCGCGTGCATCACTGCCGCGCGGGCGAAAATCCCGTTGCGTCGAACGCGCTCGTCTACGATCTGGGCGTGAACAGCAAGACGACGACGGTGTTCGATCAGCCGATCTTCATGGTCGGCGGGGACCGAATCTGGGTGTTGGCTTCTGCTTCAGACCGCGTCGCGATCACGCTCTACGGGAGCGAGGCGTGACGGACCACGCAGCGATGCTTTGCTGCTGCGGTGGGCCAGAGGTCGATTGCTGCGCCTTGACCTCCGTGGTTATGAATATCCCGTCTATCACGGTGAGCTTCGACTTCACCTACCAATGGATCGACGGAAAGACCTACCGCCGATTCACGACAAGCGGACCCTTGGTAAATGGGGCGTATGAGCCGGCAGGGTTCGGCCTGACATCCAACTTGCTTGCGCCGATCGCGCTTGGCCGAAAAGGATCAGGAACAATCGACCCGCCTGGAACGCTGGGTAGATGCGGCTATCAGGCTTTCAGGTTCGTTCAAGGGGGAGCATTCACCGGATGGACAGGCAGTATCGTTACGGTAGAAAGCGGATTGCTTCCTACTCCCGGCAACAGCCTCGTCTGGGACGGACGGGCGATTCCAATCGGTCAATCGAGCGCCAATGTCTCGTACTACATCCGACCGTTTCGCCAGAACGGATGGGATGAGACGGGCGCTCCGTGGGCGTTCGAGGCGGGCATCGTATGCGGCGGAATCACTGCTGGTCTTGTGCGGACATGGCCGCAAAACGGATGTCCGATCGGCGGCAACTGGTCGACCGCGGACTACGAAGGCGCATCTACCTACTATCGAGGCAAGGTTCGCAATTCTGGCAGCATTTGGGGAACGCTGTCAAGCCTTGTTCCACCGACATGGAATCAGCAGGAGGTTGCGCTGGTTTCAGCCTCATATCCAGAAGTATCTTTCTCGATCACGATCGCATGACCTGCAAGAACCTGAGCACGGAAGCGCGATGTAGGATCGGGCTGCACGGAGGCACGCCATCCGCGGGCGTCTGCGCCCTTTGTGAGTCGTATGATGGACCGATGCGCGGCATCGGGGATGCGATAGACGCGGCCACATCACTCCTGCGGATCAAGCAGATCGTCGGAGACTGCGGCGGATGCGCGCAAAGACGCGCCGCGCTAAACGCGGCCCTTCCGTTCCCCGATAGCACCGAAGAGGAAACCTGATGGCGCTCGTATACGATGGAACTGATGGACTATTCACGCGGCTAGGCACCCTGATTCACTTTGCGAATCAGGTGCGCACGCACCAGGAGAATCTAAAGACGCTGCTCGCGAACGTGCAGCTCGAGTACTCGTCGGCCGACGCATGGTATATCGACGCGCTTTCCGGCAGCATCGAGAACCGCATCGCGGAGGCGGGCGGCGTCCTCGCGGACGTGCGCGCCGCAGCCGAGAAGACGCTCATCGAGATGTGCTGGAAGGAGGCGAACGACGTCGCCAACAACACGCAGTCGATGAAGACGAAGAGCGTCGCCGAGGCGCTCGTCTGGCTCATCCGCGAGATGCGAAAGTCAAGCGAGACGGTCGACGCGTGCGCAATCACCAAGTCGAGCACCACGTTTGGAGGCTCAAACGTCGCCGTCGGCGCGAAGTTCGTCTGGGCGACCAAGACCCCGAACGCGCTTCTGGGCGGCATGACCGACTGGGAGAACATTCGAGGCGAGGTTCTTGAGGCCCGCTGCGTGCAGGATTCTGTCGGAGGCGGCGTCAGCCCTGGCAGCGAGATCATTGAGGTCCGAGGTCAAGTCGCGTACCCGACGCTCGACTACCGCTTCCCGGCCGGCAGCGGCACGACGACGAGGCTTACGACCATCTCCGCTTCGGTCGACGCGGGTCCGATGGGGCAGAACATCCTCACGAACAGCGACTTTGAGGACCAGACGAGCAACCTGCCGGAGCAGTGGACCATCGTCACCGGAACGGCGGGCACGCACTTCGCGACCGAGACGGGCGCGTCAAATATCTGGCGCGGCGCGAAGTCGCTCAAGTTGATTCACGGCACGGGCACGCTGTTCGACATCCGCCAGCAGTTTGGAGCGGCCGGAGGCACGTTCGGACGTCTCATCCCCGACAGGCCGTACGTCGTCGCGTTCGCGATTAAGACGGACGCCAGCTCCGCTGGCGTAATCCGCGTCTCGTTCAAGGATGCCAGCGGCAACATCATTGATTCTGGAAACGCGGCGACGTCGTTCACGCTCGCATCGGCGGTCGCCTACGCGATTCATACAGCTACGCTCCGGACGCCGATCAACGTGCCGAGCGTCTGCTATGTGCATCTTGAGAGCACGACGACCGTCAGCGGAGGCTCGGCATACATTGACGAACTGATCGTGTCGGAGCTGGTGCCGATAGCGCCTGGAGGACAGGCGATCGGAATGATCGCCGGCTCGACAGACTTTCGCGTCGATGACAGCGGTCGGTTCTACTTTCAGAACGACAAGGCCGGTGGATTCCAGATCGGCTTCGACCGTCTGTTCGACCTCTACAACAAGGGTCTTCAGTTGCCGTCGAACACGCTTGGCACGGAAACCATCGACGACGCACTTATTGCATGAGCCGCCTGATGATGGTTCCGCGCGCCTGCGCGACCAGTTCGCGGGTGCCGTCGTCCTCGCACAGGTCGAGCGCGATCGTGTAGAGGTCGAGCGAGCGCCAAGAGATTTCGTCAATCGACCTGCACCGCGCCGCGTCGCGCGGTAGCCTGATCCGCTGGATGTAGGCGAGTGTGGTGGTGACGTGGACGCGGACACGTCGCGCCTTCATCTTGCTGGGAATCCCGCGCTCGTCATCCATGTCGAGGACGTTATCACGCACCGCTCGGCGCGAACACGGGGATTTTGGGAAATCTGCGGGAATGCCTGTTGACTCGGCGTCGATCGCGCCGATGATGCGGGGGTATGACATTCTGTCATACCCCATGCCGCAGGAGCGGCAGAATGGAGCAGCCATGCCAGACATCGACCTGACACCTCTCGTTTTCGTGGGCGCGCTCGTCGTGCCGGGACTCATCGCCTCGCTGATCGGAGGTGGCTCCGATGAGTGACCTGGTACGACACGGCGCGCAGCTCGACCCGATGACCACGGCGCAGATCTTCCGCGCGTCGGGAATGTTCCCCGACATCCAGTCGGAGGCAGCGGCCGCGACCAAGATCATCATCGGCCGCGGCCTCGGCATCGGGGATTTCGACGCGATGTCTGGCCTCCACATCATCAAGGGGAAGGCCGTCCTCTCATCGAACCTGATGGCCGCCGCGATCAAGCGGAGCGGCAAGTACGACTACCGCGTGGTGCAGTCGGACGACACGGTCTGCACGATCGACTTCTACTCGGGCGGCCAGAAGATCGGCTCGTCCTCGTTCTCGGTCGAGGATGCCAAGCGGGCTGGGCTTGGCGGTGACAACTGGCGCAGGTACACGCGCGCGATGCTGTTCGCGCGGTGCATCAGCGCGGGCTACAAGACCCACTGCCCCGACGCGCTCGGGGCCGCGCCCGTGTACGTCGAGGCCCACGGGGAGACGGAGATCACGGAGGACGCGCCGCCGCCGCCGCCGCCGCGCAAGGCGCTGCCAGCAGCGCCGACGCGCGAGGAGCGCCGCGCGGACACGGAGCGGCTCCTGTCGCCCGTGCCGACGCCGCCAGCCGCGCCCGTCGAGATTCCGATCGACGGCGGATCGGACGCGCCGACGCCGAAGGCACCGTCGACCGTGCTGCTCACCGCGGCCAAGACTCGGATCGCCAAGGTGACGACGCCGAAGGGTGCCGTGCATCGCGTCGACGTGGAAGGCGACGAGCGGCCGTACGCGGTCATCGACGCCACGTTGGCCGAGTCGATCGAGGCGAACCTAGCCTTCAAGGTGGCGATGGAGGCGGCCTACACGACGAACAGCGCTGGCAAGCGGGTCATCGACCGCATCGCGGAGGTGGGTCATGGATGAGCGGGTGGACGAGGCATCGGTGCACGCGATGCGATCTCTGCTCGACATCGAGCAGGAAGACCCGGCCATCTTCCACGCGGTAGACCTTGACGAGGCGATCCGCATCGCCCGGATCATCCGCGCCGACGTGCAGCTCTCGCTGGAGGTGCGTCGGCTGGCCGAGGTCGGCATCACGCTCGACCTGATGCCGAACCACCTGCGGCCGAGCCGCCGCGCGCTCGGGCGCGCGGTCGGCTGCTCGGGCCGAACGGTCCTCCGGCGCGAGGTCCGCTGGGAGGGCATCGAGCCGTTGACGCGGTTCGAACTGGCGCGCCGCGCGCTGCGGCTGCTCATCGCCTATCGCGCGCGCGAGCGCGACTGTGGACGATGATCTCGACTTCGACTCGGGCGGCGGCGGCTGCGTTGGCCGTCGCCGCCTTTGCATATCCACCGATCTTCTGCATAATCGGAAATCGGCCGTCTTTCCCCCCTTGACAGCGTGAATCCTTCCCCCCTAAAACCCCCCTACCACCACAAGTGGTCGTCGCGCACAGCGCGTGTCCATTCGGTGACACCGCACAGCGACTCCCGACACACACACACATATGTGTGTGTGTCTGTCTAAGGAGAGCGATACGGACCCGTATCGCAGTTCGTGGCGCATGAGCGCCGCAGAAGGAGCGAAACGACATGACCAAGGACGAGCTGATCCAGTTGCGCGCGCGCGCGAACGCGCTGTTCCGTGGCGGCGACGACGACCCCGAAATCCAGACGCTCTTCATGCAGCGATGCGCCGGGCTGGACTTCCTGCGCGCGATGGCCGCGCTCAACGAGTACGGCCTTGCTGACGGCGGCCCCAAGCGGCGGTTCATTCCCGGCAAGTTCCTTCGGTTCTACGACGCGCAGCCCGAGCCGCGGCGCGTGGTGCTGGTCGACCGCGAGAAGCTCGCGCGCGAGGCGGCGCTGAAGGAGGCCAAGCGCGCCGAGGAGTGGGCTTCGATCCGCGAGGAGCGCGAGCGCGATCGCCGCGCGGTGCTGACGGCGAACCCGCTAGAGGTTGGCGAGATCGTGGACGCGCTCGTCGGCTGGGGCGCGCCGCGCCCGCCCGCGCAGCCGGAGCAGTGGCCGCACCCGTGGTTCCTCGCGGTCGCCGACATCCTCGGCGACCGCGTGCGCGCAGCGCCGACCGAGGGCGGCTACTACGAGCAGGTGCGCGACGATCGCGGCGAGTGGCGGGACGACCCGACGCGGCCGCTCCGACCCATGCCCGCGCGAGACTGGTGGAAGACGTACGGGGTGCGAGGACTCGCCGCCCGCGGCATCCTGCCCGCCGCCGTGCCCGCGTGAGCCGCCCGGGTCTCGCGGCAGGGTGTCGGGAGGGTCCGACCGCCCGACGCCGCAGACGCGATCCTAGGCCGTTTCCGAACGGATGCCGAACGGAATGCGGCAGATAACTAGAATCTACGGGAATCTTGGCGAAATGTCGGGGAATCTGCTTGCGGTGGCCGATGGATGGTGTATCCTCACCTCATCGCGGCAAGGAGCCGCAGAAAGCGAGCAGCCATGACACTTGAAGCAGCAAACGCAATCGCCGCCAACATCAGCAAGGACGGCGCTATCTCCCTTCTCATTCTCGGCGAGGTCGCCAAGTCTGGTTCGGTTGAGGCCGGACTCAACGCCGTCCTCGGTAACGCATGGCGCGTCCAGATCGAGTCCGCGGGCCTCGCCGTCAACATCGCCGATGTGCTGGAAGTCGTGATGCGCCACGCTGCCGAGGAGATCGTCCGCGCCGCCGCCAAGATCGGGGGTGGCGCGTGAGCGAATCCGCCACCTACATCGTGGAGTTCCACGACACCGAGGAGATCAGCCACGCGCTGCGGATCGCGACGATGCGATGCAGCACGGAGCCGGACACTGGCGCGCCCGCCGACCACCTCTGGATCGAGGTCGAGGTCTGCGAGGACGCGGAGATTCGGCTGCATCTCGTCACAGACCGCGAAGGCCACGACCTGCGCGATTCAACCACACAGGCCGAGTACGAGGCGATCGTTGCCGAGGCGGTCAAGCGGTACGACCCGATCGGGAAGGCGAAGCGGTGGCTTCGCCAACAGGACTGCGAAGTCGCGCGCTGGTGGCGCGCGAACGCGAACTGGTGACCCATGCAAGAATCAAAGTATCCATCGGACCCCGTTCCGCTGAACCTAGCGGCTCGCTGTCTCTGCGTCCCGGCGCGTTGGCTGCGTGAAGAAATCGACGCCGGGCGGATACCCGCGCTGGTCGCGGGTCGCGCAACGCTGGTCCATGTTGAAACAGTCGCGGCGATCCTTGCGGAACGCGCCAAAACAGAAAGGGTCAATGGATGAGTGCAGACAAAGTTTTTGTGTCTATCTGCGAACTTGCTGACAGCACAGGACTGCCAGTGCTTTGGCTGAAGCGAGAAGCCGAGTCCGGACGGATTCCAAGCATACGAGTTGAACGACGGCGCTTCTTCGATAAAGCCGCTGTTCTAAAGGCGCTGACGAACAAAACATCACAAGGAACACGCAATGAGCCGCACCCTTCTTGACATCACCGCAGACATGGAGTCGCTCGACGCGCTCCTCGCCGCAGCCGGAGGCGAAATCACGCCGGGCACCGAGGCCACCATCGACGGATGGTTCGCGGAAAACGAAGCCAATCTCTCCGACAAGGTTGACGCATACTGCCGTCTCATCTCCGAGATCGAGGCTAGGGCCGAGGTGCGAAAGGCCGAGGCCAAGCGACTCGCCGAGCGCGCGCGCATTGACGAGAACGCCGCCGCCGCGCTGCGCGAACGACTGCGCCACACATGGGAAGCCAAGTCGCTGCCCAAGGTGCAGACGACGCGCTACACCGTCTCGCTCGCGAAGGTCGGCGGCAAGGCGAAACTCGACCTGCGCGTCGGCGTCGAAGACCTGCCCGGCTGGGCGGTCACGACCGAGACGATCGTCAAGGCCAACACCGACGTGATCCGCGATCGGCTTGAGGCGGGCGAGGCGCTCGACTTCGCGTCGCTTATGGAGCGCGGTACGAGGATCAACATCAAGTGACACGCAAACTGACCAGCAAGAAGGCACGTCGGCCATCGCTCTCGCTCCGAGTGCGGCGCGGGTTCGACGCGATCGCGTCGGCCTACGCGCCGACCACCGAGGACGAGCTTGCGGCGATCGCATGGATGCGGAGGACGGTCGCGGTGCTATCATCGCCGCAGCGACAGCCGCACGACGCGGAGGCGGACTGCTCCTTGCCGGTCGCGCCGCGCAGCGGGGGGGACGCAAGTCCCCTCCGCGCGCGGAGGAACGGAGGACAGGCATGAGCCGTGTACCTGTCGAGAAGCGCCGATACAAGCCGTCATATTCGATCAGCGTCAGGCTCGGCCTTGACACGATCGCTCGTCGCGTGGAGCCGCGCGACCAGTTTGAACGGCAGGCGATCAGGTGGATCGCGGAGATGAGGAGGTGGCACATGACCAGGGTGCAGCCACCCGCTCGCGCGGTGTACGAGAAGCGAAGGAAGTCAACAGCCGCATGAGCGGCGGAAGGAGCATGGCATGACCGACATCGACACACTAATCGACCGCCTAAACGAAAGACAGCGCCGTGAGTTTGCTTTGTGGTGCGCGGAGCGTGTGCGCCACCTGATGAGCGACCCGCGCAGCACGAACGCGCTCGATGTCGCGGCGCGGCATCTGCGCGGAGAGGCGACCGACACGGAACTGAATGCGGCGTGGTATGCGGCGCGGGCTGCGGCGGATGTGTGGGCTGCGGCGTGGGATGCGGCGTGGGCTGCGGAGTGGGCTGCGGCACGGGATGCGGCGCGGGCTGCGGCGTGGTATGCGGCGTGGGCTGCGGAGTGGGCTGCGGCACGGGATGCGGCGCGGGACACCGAGCGCGCCGCGCAGCGCGCTGAACTGGATCGGATGCTTGAGGAGGTGCAGCGATGACCGACGATCAACGCAAGATGCTTGAGGAAGGCTGCGCGCAGCTTGAGTCGCGCGCCGGGCTGGTGTGGGGACCGGAGTACATCGAGGAGTTCGCAGCGGCGATTCGTGCGGCGCTTGTCGAGATCGACGCGCTGAAGGCCGACGCGAACCTCGTGAGCCTGAACGCGGTGAACGCCGCTCTCGCAGCCGAGGTCGCCGCGCTCAAGGCGCACGACCCGCTCGCGGAGATGTGGCGCGAGTTGGCGGAGTACCAAGAGCAAGCGGACAAGGACGGGCACGGCGAGTCGTGGCGCATCATGTGCAGCGAGCGGACGACACCAGCGGCGTGGGAGGCATGGGGTGCTGCGGTACGGGTTTTAGCGCGCCACGAAGCGCGGGTTGCGGCGAGGTCTGCTGGTGATGCCGCGTCGTTACATTCGGCGTTTGACGCGGTCACCGCGATCCGTAAGGCGAAGGAGGCGAAGCCGTGAGCGACATCTTAGGACTTGAGGGTATCGAACGCGCATTGGGATGCCTAGCGGCGCTGCTCCTCGCCATAGGCGCAGCCGTCGGGCTTTTCGTCGGCTACCTGATCTGGGGGGGCGCATGAGCGACACACCGAGGACAAACGACGAATGCAGACGGCGGGCACAACTCCGCGTATCGGCGTGGAATGTGTCAGCCGACTTTGCTCGGGAACTGGAGCGCGAACTCGCCGCCGTGAAGGCCGACCTCGCGCAGCGCACCGCCGAGCGCGACAGGGCCAGAATGCTGTTCCTGGACAGGCACCCGTCTGTTATTTCTGGAGATATGGATGCTCCGCGTGTGGCAAGGATGCTCGGCTGGGACTGCTTCGACGCGAAGGAGGTGCAGCGATGAGCGACGACCAACGAGAACTGGTCGGAAGGTTGTTTGAACTGGTGGACGCACCGTTTCATGGCGCGCTGCGGGCGCTGCTAGCCGAGAACGCCGCGCTCAAGGCCGAGGTCGCAAAGGCAAACGCCGAGCGCGACGAGGCGCGGCGTGATCTGTGTGGCTTGAGCGGAGGATTCGATGTGGAGCAGTCAAGGCGCGTCGCCAAGGTGCGCGGCTGGGACTGCTTCGACGCGCCGAACACGACCGATGATCGTGTGCAGAATGGAGGTGCATGATGTTCCTTTGCGGACTCGACGCGGACGATCAGGCTATCGCGATCAACCTCGCTAGCGCGCGCAGCGTCGTCCTCGTCCGATACGACGACGGCGACACGCTGCTGGTCGAGTTCAGCGACAGCGAGACGAGCAGGTCGGTCGATGCGCTCGGATCGGTCGTGTGCGAAGCAGCGTCGGTCGTGATGGTTCTGATGAGCCTCAAGGAGCGGAAGCCATGAGCGAGAGAGAGAAGATGGGACTAGACCTCGTCAAGGAGGCGCTGCTGAACATCTGCAACGACCCGTCAGCGTTCGCGCCGAAGGATGTCGCGCTTGTCTGCGGCGACGCCCACTACCGCATCGAGGAACTTGAGCGGCAACTGATGAAGCAGCGCGGCAAGGTCGACCTCGCGTCCGCGCGGAGAACCGCGTCGGCGCTGGCGGAAGCATCGGTCGTATTCCAGCACGACTGTCGGAGCGCGGGCTTTGGATCAAACACGATCAGGTTCCTCATCGAGGAACTGGAGTGGCGTCGCAAGGCGATGCACGATCCGAACGACGGGACGCAAGCGGAGCGGAAGCCATGACCGAGCGCGAACGCCTACTCCTCGACGCCATCCAAGCCACGCGCGAGCGCGGCGCGTCATACGGTTCCCCGCGCGATCACTTCGCACGCACGGTCGGCGCAATCAACGCGATCTTCTCGCACAAGTTCCGCGAGCCGTTGACGCCCGCCGACTGGGGACTCATCATGGTGCTCGACAAGTGCGCGCGCGAGCAGCACGCGCCCAAGAGGGACAACATGACCGACATCGCTGGGTACGCCGCGTGCGTCGCCGAAATCCGCGACGAGAGCGAGGCGTTCAACGCGTCGTGGTCCATGCGCGCGGGAGGCGAGAAGTCGTGACCGTCACCATCTACCTCCCGCTCCCGCCCGACTCGCTCAAGCCGAACGCCCGCGTCCACTGGCGCACCAAGGCCAAGGCCACGAAGTTCTACCGCGAGACGGCGCGATGGGCCGCGCACGCGCCGCACCCGGCCGCATGGAAGTCCGCCGAGATACAGGCCCACTTCCGATTCAAGCAGGACCGACGCCGCGACAGGGACAACCTGCTAGCGTCGCTCAAGGCCGCATTCGACGGGCTGGTGGACGCGCGGCTCCTCGCGGACGATTCGGGCCTTACCCATCTCCCCGTGACGTTTGAGAAGTCCGAGCCTGTCGGCGTCACGCTCACCATCAGGAGGACCGATGCAGTTTGACCCTGAGAAGATCGGCGGCGTGTTCCGCGCCATGCGCCCCGGCGACGCGATGCAGCTCACGCAGGACGGGAAGCATCTAGGCTACGTCTACTGCCGTTCCATCCACGGCACGGACGCGAAGGGAGGGACGACGCGGCGGAACCTCAAGGCGAGGATTCGGTTCGCGTTCGATCCCTCTGTCAGGTTCCACGTTGTGGCGCAGGAGCGCCAGGAGACACCCAATGGAGCAGAGTGAGTTCAGTTTCGGAGACGAGCGGTTCGTGAAGAGACTTCTTGTCTTCTCGATGGTCGGCTGGGCGATCGCGCTCTTCGCGGTCGGATTCGGAATCGGGGTGCTGACATGAGGTTCGCCAACGACGCGATGATGAGGTCGAGCGGAGCGCCGTTCGCGCACCTCGACCTGTTCGCGGCCGCGACGCGCGCCCGCCATTCCGATCCCGCGACAAGCCACCGCGCGGCCGAGGCGCTCGACGCGCGGGGTCAGGTGGCGCGGCTCGCCAAGGTCTACGAGGCGGCGGGCGCGGCTGGGCTGACGGACGAGGAGGCCGCGCTCAAGGCGGGCATTCCGACCGCGTGGAAGCGGTGCAGCGACCTGCGTCGGCTGGGCTGGATCAGGTCGAGCGGCGCGACCCGCGTCGGGTCGAGCGGGCGCGCGCAGCGCGTGTGCGTGTGGGCAAACTTCAAGGAAGGAAACAAGTCATGCTGAACTTTGCTGAATCGTTGCTTCGCGCTGGCGTTGCCGCCGTGCGCATCCCCGTATCTATCGTCGCCGACACGGTCACGATGGGGGGCGTACTGACCGACCGCGACGAGCCGTACACGGCAAGCGCGGCGAAAGACCTTGTCAAGAACTTGGAAGACGCGGCATCTCCGCGAGACGATGGAGGTGCGGCATGAACGAAAGCAAGAATCACCTTTGCTGGCGCAACTGGTGCGACGAAAACCCAGACATCGCTAGCAACCCGCAGGAGTTCATGAATGCGGTCTTCAGGAGGCTTGCGTGGCTTGAGGAGATGAATGACAAGTCTCAAGCAACCATCAATGGGATGCACATACTTGAGCGCCTGATTGAGGATGCGAGCGAGAAGTTGCGTGAAGGGCAATCCATTGCCATCACCATCACCAGAGGGAAAGTCCGAATCACAACTTTCCCATATGTAGAAACAATCGAGATTCCAGCATGGGAGTCTTTCTTGACGCTTCATGGCTGCTTGGAGCACGTTGTCAATACATCAATCGATTTTGGAAAAAGGTGCAAATGACAACCGAGTCCACCATTCACGACGCCCGCGACGAGATGGACCAGCTCCTCGCGATGGCGAACCACCTGCCGGACGACGAGACGGTCAGGCTCACCGCCGCCCGAATCAAGACGCTCGTCTCCCTGTTCGACGTC